ACAAATCTGCTACGACAAATACACGGCCCAATCCATCGCAGACCGATTAACTAACGCTGGCCAGATTTGCATCGATGTATCTGGCGCAGCCTTCTATCAAGCTTGTGGCGATCTCTTAGATGCTTTGGTCAATAAAAGACTTGTTCACTCCGGGCAAGAGAATTGGGTGCAACAAATGAATAACTGCGCAGCCAAGACCAATGACTCATCATGGCGAATTGTTAAACGTAAAAGTGCCGGAGATGTATCCGGTGCTATCTCTACGGCTATGGTTGTACACCATTTGACAAAACCACAACAGGTAGCGGCAATCTACTCGGAATGACCTATATGTAGTGTATAATTGACCTCTATGGGTCTCTTTTCGCGTAAGCCACAAATCCTTGAAGCACAAGAAGCTCCAAGAGTCATGTCAGACTCTTACCTTTCTTTCGGTACGTATTATCCGGTTTTAGTAACTCGCCAACAGGCACTACAAGTTCCAGCTATTAAACGATGCCGCGATCTCATCTGCGGAACGATTGCTTCTATCCCGCTGGAGTATTACAAGAAATCGACAGGCGAGAAGATTTCTGCTCCACGCTGGGTAGAGCAACCATCAAAAGCACAGCCTCGTTTTGAGACAATTTACTTCACACTCGACAGCCTTCTCATGTATGGCGTTGCATACTGGCAAATTACAGAGACTTATCTCGAAGATGGCAGAATGGCAAACGCCGAGTGGGTAGCAAATAGCCGCGTTACCTTTGTGACTGACTCAACCAACAGCTACGTTACAGAGTATTACCTCGATGGCAAGCCAATGCCAATGTCAGGTTTAGGCTCTCTCATTACTTTTCAAAAAGATGAAGGAATCTTGGCAGTCGGTGGCACAACCATTAAAGCTGCCCTAGATGCACAAAACTCTGCAAGCATCGCTCTACAGACTCCATCAGCAACTGGATTCTTAAAAAATACAGGCGCGGATTTACCACCAGCCGAAGTTTCAGGACTTCTTGCAGCTTGGAAGCGCGCTCGTCAAAATAACGGCACTGCATATCTTACTTCTACGATTGATTATCAGACTATCGGCTTTAGCCCTAAAGATATGGGCTACAACGATGCAATACAGAACCTAGCGACGGAATGCGCACGTCTCTGCTCTGTTGATCCGTATTATGTCTCTGCATCACAGAACACAACTATGACTTATGCCAATGTGCAAGATGAGCGCAAGCAAATGGTTGCATTTACTCTGCAGCCTTTCGTTTCGGCAATTGAATCACGTCTATCTATGGACGATATTTCTACAGCCGGCCACTACGTCAAATTTGCCCTTGACGACACATTCTTACGCACAGAGCCAATGGAACGTCTGCTTGTGCTTGAGAAGATGCTTACCCTTGGGCTTATTACAACTGAACAGGCAATGCAAATGGAAGACCTCTCACCTAACGGGAATGGTAACTAATGGAAACCCTATACATGGAAGCCGCCTCTATCGAGTGCAGCGAAGAACGCCGCGAAATCACAGGCAAGATTGTGCCTATGGGTACAGGCGAGATTGGTCATACTAATCTCGGCGATTACACATTTGCAGCTAACTCAATTCAAATTGAAGACCCATCAAAGATTAAGTTGCTGGCGCAACACGATCTTAAAAAGCCAATTGGTCGAATGATTGCTGCCGAGACTCGCGCAGATGGCATTTACGCCACATTTAAGTTAAGCCGCTCAACTGGCGGCAACGATGCGCTCATTATGGCGCAAGAAGGTCTGATTACAGGACTTTCAGTAGGTGCAGAGATTATTGCATCAAAACCATCAAAGGACGGCTACACAGTCGTATCGCAAGCAAAACTCAAAGAAGTTTCTCTAGTAACTGTTCCTGCATTTGCATCAGCAGAAATACTTGAGATCGCGGCAGAGGAAATCGTCCCTGTCGAAGAAACCAAAACAGAAAGCGAGACAGTCGTGGAAGATACCACTCCGGTCGAAGCAACACCAGTAGAAGCTGCGGCTGTAGAAGCTGCTCGCCCTACAGTAACAGCGATGGCGTACACAACACCGCGCCTCAACCTAAACATCACAGCAGGACAATACGCAAAAGCACAACTTGAAGCATCACGCGGCGACGCAGATGCACGTGAACTTGTAGCAGCACTACAGGTTGCAACAGTTACAGAAAACACAGGTATGGTTCCACCAACATACCTTCGCGATGTAATCGGTATCATCGATTCACAACGCCCATTTATTGATTCAATCGAGCGCGCAGCACTTCCAGCAAGCGGAATGAAGATCTTTACTCCAAAATTGGGAACCCAAGCAGCAGTAGGTCTTACAGCAGAAGGTGCAGAATTTACTTCTGTTGATACAACAGTTACTTTTCAGGAAGATTCTGTGGTCAAGTTCGCTGGCGCTGGGACGCTAAATTTAGAATTGGTGGATCGCAGCGATCCTTCATTCCTTGATCTCTATCTTCGTGAGTTGGCCGCAAGCTACGCACAGAAGACAGACCAGTACGCAGCAAAGATTGCAGCAGATGGTTCATCTGACTCAACAGCAGCAACAGCATACGGCGCAATTGCAAAGTCAATTGCAGATTCATACGGCGTAATGCGTCAGACACCTAACAACCTCTTGGTTGCACCATCAGGCGGAAATGACAACATTGACTATGCAGGTCTTCTCGGCGCAGTCGATGGCTCAAACCGCCCACTATACGCAGCAGCAGCATCACAGAACGCAGCGGGTCTCATCACACAGGGATCAACAAACGGCACAGTAGCAGGACTCAACTTAGTCGTTGACCCTAACTACACAGGTGGAACATCAAACATCAAGGTTGGTCTTGTTTACCCAACAATGGCAATGCGATTCCACGAGTCCGGAACACTTCAAATCCGCACAAATATCGTAGCCAATGGTCAGCTTGAGATTGGCATCTACGGATACGTCGCAGTAGTTAACCGCTACCCAGCAGCGTTCCGCGCAGTACAAGTTTCTTAATCGAAACACCCTAAGTCGCTTGGCGGGTTACCGGAGCCCTTGTAGCCCGCCAAGTCTTTAGAAAGGATAATAATGAGCATCACTACAGTCGCAGAGCTTAAAGCAGCACTCGGCGTTGGAAGTTTATATTCTGACGCTGTGATTCAGTCTGTCTGCGATGCTGGAGATGATGTTTTATTGCCCTTTCTATGGACTAACACGACTTCGCCTGTTGCTCACAGCAATGTCGGTACAGTAGGCACTCTTTACTTTAACGAGAATGTTGAAGATGTTTTTTACGTTGGTCAATCAGTAGTCATTACTAAATCCGGTTCAAGATACAATGGCACTAAGAGTATTACGAGCGTTACTAAAAACAGCATTACTGTAACTACCAATCACACCAGCGATAACGCTTACCACCCAATCAATCCTTATGGCCAAGTTGCAGCAGACACTTATGTCGATTACACAACTATCCCGGCCATTCAAGAAGCCAGCCTTATGATCTGCGTATCTATCTGGACAGCGCGACAGACTAACTCCGGTTCAGGCATGAACCCAGATGGATCTATGGGAAACCTTTACTCAATGTCTTCACAGCTCATATCTCGCGTTCGCGGCTTAATTGCACCATATTTGAGCCCTAACTCTATGGTGGGCTGATGCCAGCGATAACCACACTTCGAAGCAGCATTGCAAGCGCCCTAGCGGATAACACTAAGTACAGTGTTTACGCGTTTCCACCAGCTACGCCTGTTGCCAATAGCCTAATTCTTACCCCAGCGGATCCGTACATTACCCCTACCAATAATGACCGGACATCTGTGGCTCCCTTGGCTAACTTTCGCCTACAGATTCTCGTGCCGCTTTTGGACAACGCCGGAAACCTTGCCGGCATCGAAGATGACATAGTAAGAGTCTTTCAATTACTTGATGCCTCTAGCATCGTGTTTAATGTAGGAAGCGTCAGCGCGCCAAGCGTACTATCAATCGCTTCTGGAGATTTACTGGTCTGCGACATTGCGATCAGTACCCTAACGGAATGGAGCTGATCATGACCGATCTAGCACAATGGGAAAAAGAGAACGAAGCCTTCCTGATTAAAATCGGTCAGGTAGCGCCAGCAACAGCAAAACCAACAACTAAGAAGGACGAGGAATAACTAAATGGCAGTTTATCTAAGCAATGGAGTGGCTCTAACTGTTAACGCGGTTGATCTCTCAAACCTTGTCTCATCTGTAACAATCAACCGCTCATTCGATGAGCTTGAAGTTACAGCAATGGGCGATTCAGGACACAAGTTTGTCAAGGGTCTTGAAGCATCATCTATCACAATTGACTTCTTCAACGATGAAGCAACATCAAAGACACTTCAGACACTTAACTCAACATGGGGCACAAACACCGTAGTTACAGTTAAGCAGCTCAACACAACAGTATCCGCGTCAAACCCTCTGTACACAATGACATGCTTGGTCAACAACACAACACCTATCAATGGTGCAGTTGGAGACCTTTCAACACAGAGTGTAACTTGGAACGTATCCGGTACAATCGTAATCACAACCACACCATAATAACTAACTAAGGGGCTAAAAATGGCAAAACTCAAAGTAACAAGGGCTGATGGACAGGTAAACGAGTACGAGATTACTCCGGTGCTTGAATATAGCTTTGAACAATATGCCAAAAAGGGCTTTCACAAAGCCCTGATAGAAGACCAGAAGCAGTCAGACGTTTACTGGCTGTGCTGGGAAGCAATTAGACGTTCGGGTGAAACAGTCAAACCTTTCGGGGAATCATTCCTTGAGACTCTCAAGTCAGTTGAGGTCTTAGAGTCTGACCCTTTAGGGTAGATCGGAACTCCCTCA